CCTAATACCGTTAACGGCATTGAAGCTCTAACTAAACGATCTTCGCCTACAGTATTTACTGTTTCAAATGTTATAGCTCCTATAGTTGTAGCAAATTTATTTGCATCATTTCCCCAAGCAAACCGCCCATATGGTAAAATTTGGTCAATTAAATCATTGAGTTGAGTCGTAAAATCGCACCATATCATCATATCATATTCCAATGTAACATATTTCGGAATATCTACAATGTAAATTTTTTCTGAATCAGCTGGTTGATTTGTTGGTATTGGAAATAATTCATCTTCATAACGATTACGTTCATTGTATCGTTGTCGATAAACTATTTGATTTGCTGACTGTGGTCTATTAACGTCCAATGTACGATGCTGTTCTTGTTCGGTGATACTATTACGTTTCAACATGATTAATGGAGATTGTAACATTCCTTTTTCATCACGTATATATCCTAGTCTACGTACATTATCCCATTTTTCTCCATTAGCAAAAATAACAGGAACATTGATTACTTCTTGATTTGCTGTTATTTGTGGTTGTATTTCATTTTCAACGTACCATTTAATTGCATAATCAATATCATATGCCGTACGCTTTGCAGTGCGAATTACATCAGTATCTCGACGTGTTTGCAATGCACGATTCAATAATACATCTGGAGTTAACCCTTCTGTTTGTTTAAGTGAAGGTTTATTTGTTTTGCGGTCAATATTTTGTCTGTTATATTTAGGCATTAATGTCCTCGCTGTCCTTTTGTTACGTTATTGCCGCCGCGTCTGATATCTTTAATACCTTGTGGCGTTTGTCTCGTTGCATGTGCGTTACATAATACAGATACACTATATCCATGTTTATCGCCATTAGGCCATGTCTCAGGATTTTTACCTACAAAATATTGATTTGCATCAACGCTATCTAATTCATAATACTCATTATCCCAAAATACAATATCTCCAACTTCCGGATAAAATGCAGCTCGTTCTAATATGTCTCTTGAAATTGCAAACGTTGCGGTACGTGTATATGTATGGCCATAATCATACATGTTTGATGTCTTATCGTCCTTCGTAATTAAGCACGGAATCAAAATGGAATCATAATATGCCTTGCGCTCTGATTCGCCGTATATGTTAGCGTTACTCGCATCTACTAGCAGTTTAAAGAACTCAATTTCAGTATCAATTATTGCATTAATCAATTCTGAATTGATTGCTGCTAAAAATCTTGCATCTCGCTGACCACCAAATAGAGCCATGTTTATCCTATATAAATTTTCAAAGGCACTTTGCCTAGTATTTCAGTCATTTGTGTTGCTTCTGCATTTTGTCGAGTCAACATTTGTTCTTTAGTCATTTTTTCTAAAAATTCTCGAAGCTGCGTTATTAATGCTTCTTTTTCAGTTTGACCTTGTGATACCAAATCAGTTCCATTAAGTGTTACTTCGCCATTTGGAATTGGAACTGAAGAATATTTGCTACGTACATAGCCTAATGTTTCTTTAACGAGGGCCGTTCCATATCTAATAATCCAAGCACGACCCATATCATTGATTGATTTATAAGTTTGATATGTATAAGGTATATTTGATGCATCGGTTATAAGATCATTTTGTACAGCTGTATTTCCGAATAGTATTGCCTCTTTTCCTTTGTCTTCTTCAAATAAGAATTCAATCCAAACATTTTTAAAGTATGGAGAAGCCATTGTGCCTTGAGTGCCAGGTACGGGATATATTCGTATATCATCTCCATGTATATCAAATGTAAAATGTGATTTACGTATTTGATCATTGAATTCAATTGTTTGAATACGAAGCAAATCCATATGAATTGGCATCAACATAAAATTCACTGATGGAGAAAATCCTCCAAAATCAAATGCATCAAGTAATTGTTGAGAACCTAAGCCTGTTCCTACAAATGGATCAAAGTATCTAACAATTGCTGGAGGTACATTATGCAATACGCGTTTAATCTCAATTGAACTAGTACTAGATAATGTTTTACCCGCGGCTGCAAATGAAGCCGACACTGCTTGACGTATACTATATGTTTGTTTACCTGAGACGATATCAATTGAGGCAGAATACCAACGTACGGTTCCTCCAGAATCGGCTTCTGTTCCATATGCTTTTGATAATTTAGTAATATAACCCAATGATTGACCAACTAATTTCCCTGTCAATCCTGCTGATCCTAAAAATTGTGAACCGGTTTGAACTCCTAGAGTTGATACTAAATTATTAATGATATTAACTTGATTAATTTGATTAGAATATTCCATGGTAGCTGCTTCAAATGCAGCATAGAAATTTATTGCTAAAAGTTCAACATCCATGATAGGATATCCAACTTGTTGTGCAGCATATTTTGCAAATGAATCTGCATGTTGTTGGAACATGGGATCAGCATCAAAAAAGCCAAATGGTGTTGATCCGGTTGTAAACGAAGAAGATCCAGGCCATATGGGCTTATTTTCTGAGTAATCCATGATTTATCCTTTTATATATAAATATCAATATGATTCATTTAAGAGTCGTAAAATTTCAGTTAACGCTTCGTGTCGGTGATTATCTTTTAAAATAATTTCATTCACAAATCGAGACTCTTTAATTTTAGGAACTTCGTGTATAGCTGAATCATTTTTAAATTTCAAATCAACTTGATGTTTATCTCCAGTTAATATCATTATACTATCTTTACCTAAACGAGATAAAACCATTTGTAATTGTTGTTTAGTTAAGTTTTGAAACTCATCTACAATACAAATTGCATTGTCAAAAGTTCGTCCTCGAAAATGTGATAATGATACTAATTCAATGTTTTCTTCCTTTTCCATTTTATCTAATATTTCAGGTTTGTTATAAACTTTACGCATATTAGATCTAATCGGAACTAGCCATGGATCCATTTTTTCTGCTAATGAGCCTGGAAGAAATCCATTATCTTCATTTGAAACAGTTGGTCTCGTAATGATAATTTTGTTTACTCGACGTTTAAAAAACATATCCAACGCAATTTGAACTGCTAACAATGTTTTTCCCGAACCAGCTTGTCCTAATAAAAAATTGAATGGAGTTTCAATGATTTTTGCTTTTGCTTGTTTTTGTTCTTCTGACAATGTAATTGAATATTTAATGTCATTTTTCGGTGGAGTTTTCTCCTTGTTCGGTGTTGCCATAACTTGCTTTCATTAAACTAATTTTGTAAGTGTTGATTCTTGCAATGACATATCTTTAAGTGTTTCAATCTTTCCTAAACATGCTTTACGAATAGCATAATATGTTTGTCTAGGTGGATGCGGTGTCATTACTTTAATTGTAATTCGTTCTTTGTCTGGGCCTAGGTCTTGTTCAATATGAACCATGAGTACTAAGGTAATTGCACGTATTCTATCTAATACGTCTACTAAGCGTCCATCATACCTGATGATCACTTCCATTGAATATTTAACATACGGAACTGCCATAATCTTTTAATATAAATATCGAACAGTAAGAAAGGGATGACCGGAGCCATCCCTTCTTTTTTAATTAGTTAAATGTTTAACTTATTAAAGAGTGTTTAATCCGTGAACGTATACTTTTCCGTAGAATTCTGGACGAACTACTTTCTTCGCGTAACGTGTCATGACACCTTTACGTGGAGTGAAGTTAACTGGATCATATACAAGTGGAGTCATAATCAACGGAATATAAGGGCTAAATACAGCACCTGTTTCAAGGAATTGACTTCCTCTGAATCCCATTAGGATTACGTTCTCTAACATATATGGATTTTTGTAAACTGTGTAACGGTTATTGATTGCACCAATTTTTTGTACACCAGCTGCAAATTCCATTTTAGTTCCATCTGTATCTGCAGCAAATCCTGGGATAGACTCAAGGATAGTTGCTACTGCAGGAGATGTTACTAAGAAGTTAGCACCACCACGTAATGTTTTTTGGTGAATTTTGTTAGATACTTTTTGAAGTTTAGTACCTAAAGTTTGGAACCATCCACCTTGAGTGTTGTAGTATCCATCACCTACAGCTGTTGCTGCACCAGCACCTGATTGTGTAAATCCGTTACCATTCCAGAAGTTGTTATTCAAAGCTGACCAATACTCAGTTGTTGGAGCTGCTGAAATCAACATATCAAGGATCTCAAGGTCGATTTCCATTGATACATACTCAGAAAGCATTGAAGTCAATTCAGCTTCAGCATCAATTGAGTGGTAAGCGTTAAGATCTTGAGCAAATTCAGGTGTCCAAACTGCTTTCAACTTACGTGTTTTAGCAACGATTGGATCTGATTGAAGCTCTAAGTTCAATTCTGGGATGTTGATATCAGTACCATCATCGATACCACTATTTGTAGTAGAACCTTTGAATGGATTAGTATCTTCAAAATCACCTCTATCATAAGAGATTGGCTGAATACTATAATTAACTTTAAAGTTAGAAGCTGAAATTGCTATTTGAGCTGCAGTTGCTTGTGTATTCGTTACAATGAATGAAGCAGTGTAATCTGAAGTAATTTTAGAAAATGCTTGTACCGGAACGATTTCAGTTGAACCAGATACTAATGTAAATGATCTAACCGCAAATAAATCAGCATCTGTAGGCATTGCAACTGTTATTTTTTTATAATTTGCTAATGAACCAGAATAAGCACTATCATAATTAACATCAGCTGCATCAGTTAATGTACCTGCACCAGAACCTGTTGAAGCAACTGCTGACAAGTTAGATGTAGTTACGCTTTTGATTGAATAACCAAAACGACCTGCACCATAAAGACCACCTGCTGCATCTGAACCAGTTGTAGTAACACCGAACAATGAATCTAATGCATTAGGGTTACCAAATGGATTACCTGTTCTGTTATCATTATCATTATCAAATCCTGGTTGAGCTGTACCATATTTAAAGTCTAAATAAAATACTAGACCTGATGGTAAGTTCATTGGTTGAACTGATACGAATTCTTTAGCTGCAAATTCAGCAAAAATTCTTCTTACCAATGGAAGTGCTACACCAGCCCACTCTTCAGATCCTTCTGCAGTACCTGTTTGTGAAGCTTCTTTTACTAATTGTCTTGCTTGGTTTTCAAGCAATTGTGCCATTCCGGCTCTTTCAGTCTCACTTTTAAGACCTTCTAATAGTCCGGTTCTTTCCCACTTATTAACTGTTGCTACTGCAGCAGCTCTCTGAGAATTATCTGGACTTTGTAATAATGAATTTAAACTCATCGTTTTTCTCCTTTGTTTTGTTTTTTTAAATTAAATTAATCCTGCCAATTTCTTCCAACGGTTTGCCATTTCGAAACCTTCTGAAAGAACTTGAGTTGTTTGTTTTGACGGTGCTGTTGTTCTTACTGGCTTAGAAGCTAAAGATTCTTTAACAACTCTTTTAGCTTTAGGTTTATTGAACGATTCAGCTAACGTGCTAAATACTAATTTTACTTCTCTTGTATTACCAGCTCTGTCAAAGTTTTCAATTACTTTCATTTTTTGACCTTCTGATAATTCAAAATTACGGAACAATTTGTTAGTGTAAAGAAGTTTTGCGTTAAGAAGATTTACTTCATTAATGATGTTCTTAAGTTGC